AGTCTCTATTAGCCAAAACATAACCTTTGACTAAATATACGAGATTTTAATGTAGAATCCTACTTCTTATAGAACTTAACATAGTCTTCTTGTAAGAATCGGTCGAAGCCGAAAAGCTCTAAGTTAATAATTCTTTTCTGAACAATGTTTCTATTTGTTTGGTATACTTGAGGTTCCTGCCCTGTTAGTAACCAAGGAAGTGAAAAAGGAATATACTGTTCCCAAAAGAATTTAGGATCTCCGGATGCTAGGCTATCAAACTGTTGTTTATCTAACTCTAAGTAAAGATTCTCGTTTGCTTTCTTGCAGAAGTATCTTTCGTATTCTCCAATCTTATAATCATTCTCATCAGGGATAGGAGTTATTCCGTAAGGTAAGAACCGTACTTGGTAGTCTTGAGCCGTGTATTTTTTAATAGCTGTATACTCGTTAACTACCTGCTGTTGAAATACTTGGTAATTAACTGTTGGTTGGTTTTGAATATTGTAAGAACTTCCACCCGGTCTTATATTTGGAACATCTAAGTTAAAAGCAACTCCAACCTGCTGGTATTGAGTACCAGCGTTTGTTTCGTTATCTCCAAAGGGTAAAATCTCTCTTGCATTTGGATCCTGCGGACCTACTCCTGCAAAATACTGTCCGGTTGCAATTTCATAATAAGGACCAGAATAAGGTTGACCTGTAGCTCTGTCGATATACTCCCCGGGATTGGCAGTTAATCCTGTTTTGACGTAATGTTTAGGTAAGTATGCCATAGTCTTAGTAGTTTGCGTCCATTAATAAACCGCCTTTGTCGTATACTTTTTGATCAGTTGTTGATGGGTACTTAAATGTAAATCTTCCACTTCTGGTTCTAACTGCATTCATTAAAGCGTTAAACTGTTCTCTGAATAGTTTTTTATGATCTGGAGATAATTTACTTAGGTCTAATTTGTTTTTCCAAACAGCTGGGGTTATATTCTCGTTAATTAAGCCTCTCATTCTAGCTACTGCTTCGGTAGTATCGTCAAAGACACCTGTAGTTGCTTCTAACAACGGTCTTAAGTTGTCGTACCCATCTCTAAGTAACAGTACCTCATTTAATAATGTAGCATATTGAATATAAGTAGCTCTAGAAGCTAATCCTGGATCTGCAGAAGGTAGACTAGATGGGTTTGCATATTCAACACCGGTTCTTTCTTCAATGTACTTCTTCCCTGGTACTCCGTAAACTTCAATAATGTAAGTATCGTTCGGTGCACCGGCTGGGTAGATTGTATTAAGAATATCCCGCATTGCTTGTTGTGTAGATCCTGGTTTGTTATCTAACACCCCATCTCCATTCCTATCTACTTGACTTGCAATACCTGGTAGAATACATCCGTTACTATCTTGGTATGTTGATCCTACGTGTATTAAAATACCTGCTCTATAAGGTACATTGTCTAATCTAAGAACACTTCCTAAACCTGGATTGTTATTTGCTTTAGATTTTGTAAAGGAATATCTTCCTGGAGGGATACAACTTGTGGTTGCACTATTTCCTTTCCACAGTAACTCAACTGTTGTGAAGCTTTGTGCTAACTTATTACCTGCATTATCGTAAAGTTCTAAAACTCCTAATGTCTGACCGATGTTTGGCGATCCAGGAGTGGTAACTTCTCTTTTTCTCATTAGCTTTAATCTTACCGGTCCAGGAGTATTTGAAGGATAAACAACTTCTCCGGTTGGTACTGCAGCAGGTCCTGCCACTCCTGTTGGTCCGGCAGAAGCTTTAACTCCTCCAAAGTCTTGTGTGCTACCTAAGGTAACTACTGTATTTGGTACTGCAACTGTTTCAATATTGGTTGTCCATTGATTATTTTCAATCCTATGTGAAATTCCTTTAATTAAGAACTGTAAAGTTGAGCCGTAGTTGTACGGAAGGAAGCTACTGTCAACTGCAAATTGCTGATAAATTTTTATTCCTGATATTCCGTTAACAGTCATATTAAGGTTGATAGGTAAAAATCCTAACATCCCTGTAGCTGTGTCTGTGCTAACTGCGGTAGCTGTTTGAGCAAAAGTTAGCATGTTTGTCATTATGCTACTAAACTCTGATATCTTCTCTTCATCCCACGTATAATCAACTAATCCCTGAATGTAATTTAGGTACTCTTGTTGAATACTTACGTAGGCTTTCCCTAACTGAGCTTGTTCAGCTGCTTTTGCATCCCTGTCAGCTTGGGTTTCCCCTTGGTTAGTTTTAATAGGTAAGATTCTATCATCCAAACCTCTGTTCCATTTTGAGAATGCTGTAGCATCTTCACCTTTGATGTATCCGTTAGCCTGTGCACCAATTGTGATGGTTGATGCTAATGCATTTGTAATTTCGGTTTTAATTCCAAAGTCTCTAACAAAAGATCCTTCTGTTTCTGGATTAAGTCCGTAAAGTTTAATTATGCCGGTTGTGGACGCTTTAGGTTGACGGGAAGGAATAACTGCTTCCTCAACAATATAAAATCTTCCCTCTTCGGCATCGATTGTAGGTTCTAGTTTATTTTGACCCCCTAATGAACTTTGTATACCGTTACAGATTGATTTTAATAAATCAAAAATAGGTACTTTGTTATTACTGTCTTTTAATCCGTTTATTTCCTTAAGTATGTATGCCATATTAACATACACGTTCATTAACCTCCCTGCATCCTTAAATGTTGGATCTTGGAAGATTGCTTCATCTGGAATTTCTGGGAATATTTCTCCTCCAGCTGCATTAAGTAACTCTACCGGAGTTCTAACAACGCAGATTTGTGGGTTAGCAGAAACCGTATAAGGTGTTTTGTATATAAGATTAGTTGCAGGATCGTTATCTAAAGTAATAAGCGGGTTCTGTGCAGTAGCATCTACATAGATCATATTTGTATCCCACATGTACTGAAGTAATGCTCCAAACCTGATATAAAAGTAAATTTCATTACTTTCTGCATTGTAGATTTTTATTGCATCATACTTTTTATACCGACCTCCTTTAATCCTAAAAGGATTGGCAGTATCTAAGGACCTACACCTAAAGTTACCGTTAGTTGTAGATTTAACTAAATCTTGCCTGATATCCCAGAATAATCGACCTAAAGCACTAATATTCTTTAGGACATCAATAACTGCAAAATCTGTTTTAGCATCTGCAAGTTTTGCTTCCTGATCTGCTTTAGCTTGTGCTTCTTGCTTCTTCTGTTCTTGAGTTAGTATACCGCTAGGATTATCCTCCGGCATAACATTCATTTTAAGAGATTCAATAACATCTCCGTAACTCATTATAACCAGAGTAATCTCATAAGATCCATCTGCAAGGAAGCTCCAAGTAAAGTTACTCACTCTTCCGAAAATTGCATCGTAGTTAGCAGAGGTATCTATTTTTTTCTGTTCAATATCGATAAGTAACTTAGCTTGATCACCTGCGTATGTGTTGTTTAAGAACTTAGATGTTAACGTATCTGTGTCCTTGAAGTTTCTAAAGTTTCCGCTGTTATCGTAATATAAACTGTTTCCAAATTCAATGAATACTGAATATCCTATTCTTAGGTATAGTAGGTCTAGTAATTCAAATTGCTTTCTATTGTAAGCTCTTAGCTGTATTGTTGATTCTCTAACTGACCCTCTGTTGCGGTTCTTAGTTTCAAAAGAAACGATACCTGGGGCTGGTCTTGGACCTTGTTCGAAATCAAAAGCAGTATATGAATCTAGTCCTCCTAGTACCGATCCGTCCTTTAAAGTACCTCCAAATAGGCTGTATTTTCTAGCTATGTCAGGATCTTTGTATGGGAACCTTTCTGGGTATTTAATTACAATAGCCGATGTAAGCTTTATCCAAGCTGAGTTTGCATTTTGCTGTAATAATTGTAGATCGGATCTCGGAGTAGCTCCAAGCTGTTTCTGCCTCTGCTCTATCTGCTCGGCAACGTATGGTCTAAAACCTTCTCCTGTAATGTTCCCCATATCACAAGTTTATTGCATTAAATTCATTAACTACTTCAGTTGGGTTGTAAGGTATTCTTATTTGATTTCCCGGAGGTGGTATAAGCGAGTTTTGCTTTAGTTCTTGGTTTGCAGTTGAAATAACCCACCATAGTGAACTATCTCCGTAGTATTGCTGGGCTAATAAATCAAAACGGTCTCCAACGGTTGTAATAACGTAAATATCATTTTCGTTCAAAGGTATTTCCGGATAACGAGAAGTTCTATAAGCTCGTTTTCCACTATACTTTGTTTGTGGTATGTTTTGGTATCTATCCATTAACTGTCGTAGTTATTATCGTACCCACTATCTAAAGCAATATACCTTTGAGGTCCGTTTCCTAATCCTGTAGTTGTTACAAAAGATCCGGCTCTGTTTTTCTGAACTTCTGGTATGAATCTGTGAATCGGTGTGAAGTTAAAGCTTGATACTTTAATCATGTGAGGTAATTCTTTTACTAAATCATCCCCTCTATTTGTAGGGTCTGAAAAGCCTTTATCGTTGATTCCTATTTCCCAAGTTGATTCTTCTGTTAGGTCGTAAGTCAACCCTGTAATAAATCCGGGCTGGTTGTAGAAATAACCTCCGATGGTCAACTGTACTAACACTCCTCTCATAAAACCGTTGTTGTAATCCGGTGCTAATGAAGATGCTAGGTAGTTAAGTTTTTTATACATTGGAATGAGCTCTTCTCTTGATTGAGCGTATACTGTCCAAGATAAGGAAACTTTTCTATCAAAGCCATTATAAGTGTAGAAATTTTCTCCTCTACCAACATACTTGTGTGCCTGCCAATCAGAAGTAAAGTTATCGCTTATGTTATTTAAAAATGCTCTAAAATGAATAAAGGTCTTAACTTGAGATGTTTGAATCGTTTGTGAGTCAGCACTTGCTGCTGTGTTTGTTCCATTTGAATCCATTACTGCAATTCTAAATTTAACTAAATCATTAACGTCTTTTTCATTATCTTTAGCTACTGTGTCGGACTGGTATAGAGGTAGGGCGTTTATTTTGTCTAACGCACCTAACCTATTACCTGTTATAATGTCTTTTTTACCTTTACTGTAATCACTTACGTCACCTTTCAGTCCAGGATTTCCTAAGTGAACTCTTTTTTCAATATTCTGATCTGTATAAGAAGGAGCTAATACGTTAGCACCCACTGCTTTTGCATCTGGGTTGTTTATGTTTCTTAACTGCTTTCTAAAATCTTGAATATTTGCACTTGTTCTATAAGAAGGTGCTTGCTGTAACTGTTCTTGTGTATAAGTGTAGCTCTGTAAATTAGGCTGTGCTTGTGTTTGTTTATTAGCTTCTGATGTTGGCTTTGTAAGGTCTTCAGTTCCGGTAAACGGAGTTGTACCCATTGCTTTTTCCCTAGCTGATGGTTTGTTTCCTTCGTAAAGTCCGTCTGGTGTTATGTTAGGTATAAAAAGACTAACATTTTCATCAGTATTTAAATCAGAAATAATTGCATATCTAGAGTTTTCAGTACTGTTAATTCCTGTAACTCTATCTCCCTTAGGTGCTGTTTTAGGGGTAATTAATGTGTTTGTTCCTCTAGAAGCTCCAGGAAAGTCTGCTTGTAAACCTGCAGAATTAGAAGCTCCTAATAACTCATTAAGGTCTTTAAACCCGTTGATTTTATATAAGCCGTCTGTTAAATTGAGTGTAACACCTGTTCTTATTGTTCCTGATGTTATATTATCTCGGTTAATACCTGTTCTTTGCTCACCTGGAATGGTAATTCTGGTTTTGCCAATCCCTAAAATAGATCCAGGTCCGCCTGGGTAGCTGTATAGAGTATTATCTAATGTTGGGCTATTAACAAAAGTATTTGTAAATCTTAAAAGCCTGTTGTTGGCAAGAGACTTAATGCCGGGACTAAGGAAGCTACCCTCTACTACATCTGAGTATGTGGTTAAACTCCCTACACTGCCTGGGATAGGATTTTTACCAAAAGTATTGAAGTGTAATCCTTCAGCATTAACTATTGCCTGAGCAATTGTACTGGTCGGTAAATAAGTACCTTGGTTTAGACCCTTGGGACTAGCTTGAGTCTGAACGTTTTGCCTGGAAAGTACATTCTGCTTAATTGTAAAAGCAGGTCCTTGGAAGGTATCCGGTGTTAATAATAACTTAGTTAATCTAGAAGCATCATCTGCAATGCTTTGAAAGATTAAAGAACCACCACGGGTTAAAACATCTAATCCTCCTGTATTTCCGACCGCATCAAACCCATCAGGTATAGATTTTTGGACAAACGGTTGATTGCTTGATCCGCCACCTATCCTGTCTTTAGAGTATTTTAAACTCTTCAGATCAGTTTTCAGGTCGATTAATCCCATTACTTAGGTAAGTTGTCTAAATATGGATATTTTCCTGCGATCTTTGGTGTTAATCCGTCAAGGTCTAACTGTGATTTCTTAAGATCTTCAGGGTATTTTGAAACCTGATCGTATTCAACCGGTTTTTTACCGTCTAAATCTAATTGAGATCCTGCTAATTGCTTAGGGTAGTTGGTTACTCCTCCAATATCATAATAGCCGGTTGGTGTAGCTCCATCTAAATTAGTTAGTGTAGATCCTTGAGTTTGTAATTTTGATAATAGTCCCATTGTTTATTGCTTTATTATAAATATTTAGTTATTGGAGTTTGGAAGTTCCCATACTAAATGCTGTACCTGCTTTGGTGCTGTCGATTCTAACACTGCCTTCTTTTGTTAAGATCTTACCTAAAACATCTTTAACTGCTTTCAATTCTGAAATCATTGGTGCAACATCTAACGTAGCCGTTCTAGTCTCTCCAGAAGTTCTTCTGATGTTTGGTGATACTGCGATTCCATCTCTGGCATCTGTGATTGCTGTTGCTCCAAACTTATCTGTGATGGTGAAAGGTCCTTTTCCCGGTGCTGTAACTCCGTCTTGCACTGCTTGTGCTGACTGTGCTGACTTGCTTCCAGATGATAGTGCACTGACAATTGCGGCAATTCCACCTATGATAGCAACTGCAGCTAGTCCAAACGTTAATGCTGAAGCTACTCCTGCTGCACTTATTGATGCTGTAGCTAAAGTACTAGCCATTATTGCCAAACTTCCAATAGTCTTAGCTAAGGAAATAGCTCCAATTAATCCAACCGTTGTATACAGTAAAGCAGCATTACTTGCTAAAGATGCAAATAATTCTAACACTGGGGTCAATGCATCAGCTACTTTTGTAACTGCTTTTTCAAGTCTCTGTTGAATAGATACCTGTTTTGCAGCCTCGTAGTTCTGTTCTCCGTAGATAGCTTTAAACTGTTCAGCACTTAGATTATTTAATTCCTGCTGGTATAGAGTCTTTCCTAACTGGTCAGCGGTCATACCTACTGCCTTAGCTGTAGCTTCTTGCTGAAGTCTGTTCATTTTGGAATACTCTAATGTTGAAATGTTTTGAGCTTCTAGTTCTTTTGCAAGTCCTGCTAAATCATTATTTAGGGCAAGCTGTCTTGCTTTTTCTAAAGTTAAATCCTTACCTGTTAGTAATTCAGCTTCAAGTTCTGCTGTTATTGAAGATTCAAACTGTAGTAAATTGTCTGCAATTCCACTTACCTCATTTAAAGTTAATCCAAGGTTCTTAGCCTCTGTTACTGCTTTTGCTATCTCAGATGTATTAAATGCAAATCTTGCACCTAGATCCTTGGATACGTTAGCAGTCTCTCGTAAAATGTTACGAGCGTTTAACGCTGTTTTGTTCTGTAAGTTAAAAGCATTAACTCCTTCATAAGCCTGTTCGGCAATAGCCTGTACACTTTGTCCTGCTATGGAAGAATTAGCTGCTAAGTTTATTGCTTCTTCTGAAGATAATCCTAACTGGTCTCTTAGAACAGTTGCACCGACAACGTTTTTAGAGCCTAAAATATTTCCTTGTACTCCTAATTGGTCGGTAACCTGCTGTAATGTCTTTAATAGGTCAACGTTGGTTGCTAAAAACTCTCCTGATGATACTGCTGCAACGTTAAGGTCCACAGTTAAAGCGGTCATTTGAGCTTTAGCATACCCCAATGCTCTCCCTGTTTGAACCAATTGGTTGTTCAGGTCAAACATTTTCTTTACTAAAGTTCCAGCAACTGCAGCACCTAATACTAAAGGATCTGTTAAACCTTTCTTAAGGCTGGTAAATAATTCATCTCCTAATAACCTGAGAGAGTCTAATTTTGAGAAAGTTCCTTGTCCGTTTTGCTTAGCTTCTTGTAACGTCTTTGTAACTTTAGCTAAAGCTTCTTTTGCTGCATTCCCTACGCCTGGTATTCTTCCAAGAAACTCTGCTAGTTTACCAGCTGCTCCTAAACTTTCTTCTAGTTTTTCTTGAATAACTAGTTCTTTTTCTCGAAGTACAAGTTGTTTTCGAAGTTCTTCGGTGTTTGTTTTCGAGTATAGTAGCTGTCTTGCTTGAGTACCTAAAGCTTCAACGTTTGTATTTAATAAAGTTTCTTCTGCAGCAATTTGTGCTTGTAGTCTTGATAGCTTAGATGCACTAATTTTTCTTCCTTGTGCAGCAGATTCTAACATTTTAGCTTCTTTAGCAGCTAGTTTTTCAACATTCTGTAAAGTTTTTTCTGCTACTTTTAGTTTATTCCTCTCTTCTTTTGTTAGGGAAGAAAGAATTGCTTTATTTTGTAAATCAGCTTTAAGGATTAACTCCTTATTTTTGCTGATTTGATTTGTAATCTCTTTAACTGATGATAACCCTGTCTTTTGGTTCAGAATAGCATCTGCTATTTTCTTATTTGTATTTAATAAGTTCTGATCAAAGGTAGTTTGTCTTGTTCTAATACCTAGAACTTCTTTTAATGACTCAACAACACGTACAGAAATATCATAACTCTCCTGCTGTAGGTTTTTTCCTTCTCTTAGAAGTCTATTTTCTTCCTGTAACAGTTTTATTTCTTCCGGAGTCATCGTTTATATGTTATAAATATTTGAGACTCCAAGTTTTACTTATACTCTACTTTCCCGGGATTCATCTTAAAGGCTTCCATTTTATTTACATTTCCTGAGGAATCCATCAAGGATGTACTGTTACCTTTCTTACTTGCAGCTTTTGTTTGTTCGTTTTGTTTATCGTAATATTCTTGAATTCTACTGAAAGTAAATTTCCTCAACCATAACGGCATATTGTAGATTGTATTATAGTCATACCCTCCCTGGCCGTGAAACACTATCTCATGTATCTCGGAAAACAAATTCATCCTTGCCTGACTAACTGTCTCAGGCGTCAGGCCAAAAAAAGGAGATCCCCACCGGTATAGCTACCGGAGCGTTACTTTCTTCTGGATAAAAATTTAAATCTGTGTCTGGTTGAACTTGAGAAATGTAAGTTCTTAAAGCTCTAGAGTCTCTAGCAAGTAATCTAGTGTCTACAAACTCTCTGATAGTCTTAGCTTCTTTATTTCCTTCTACCGATGTAATCATGTACTTTAAACGAGTAGAAAGCTCAGGACTTGCATCTTTACTGATCTTCTTATATCCGTCTAACTCTCTTTTGATTGCTTCTTCGTCCTTATGTGTTAAGATCTTGAAAGTTATGTTTGTACCTGTGCTCGGTAAAGTAAACTTAAACTCGTTTACTCCTGCGGTAATTAGACTTTCATCGAAAGGTTTATTTTCAATCTTCGATAAATCTACACTGTAGGTCTTTCCGCTGTAGGTAAAGCTGTAATCTGCTCCATAACCTAAAACTCTGGCTGCAACTAAAACTGCATTTTTGTCTCCAACAACTAAATCATCATAATTTACTTTAGAAACAATCAACGATTTTAAAAGTCTATCTAAAACTGTTCCATTCTCAATGTAAGATTGGTTGGTTAAGATATCTTCTTCTTTTGCAGTCATATACTTCATCTCAATTTTACCTGAGGATAAAGGATTTGATTCTGGATAGAGAAGTCCCTTAGAGGGTAATTCTACTATTTCGGTAGGCATGCTGAATTCTGACATATACTTCTTGTTATAACTATTCTTTTATAAATATATATAAATCCGGTATTTTAAAACTTTTAACAATAAAAAAGCCCTCTCTAATGAATAGGAGGGCTCTTTCTTTAAGGTTATTCTTACTTAGAAGTTCAAGATACAATAATCCATTCCGATGGTCAGGTTGATGTTCTGTGCTTCTGCATCAGTATCCCAGTTAAGATCGGCAAACTTGGCAGACTTAATGAATGCTCCTTTAACGATCCATTCTGAAACGATATCACCTACAGGACCTAAGATGTCGATAGTCAAGTCTTTCTTGTAGAAGTCACTGTAACCATCTCTACCTGTTACTGATTCGTGGTGAAGACGTACCCACTCCATTACGGCTTGAGCACCAGAAGGAGTAATGGGATCGTACAAAGTCATTGTAATATCTGACCATGCGTTTCTGCCCTTTACTTTTCTGTATACGTTAATGTGGTTTAACTTGATTTCCTCAGCAGTTACTTCAATTCCGGTTACACCTTTGATGAAGTACGAAGGAATACCATCCACATACATTATAAATCTATTCGCTACTTTGGGTTCAAAGGCGGTGAAGAAGATTTCGTTTGGATTTAATACTGCCATGTTATATTATGTTTATCAGTTATAAATATCTATTAAGCTGGGAATGTAGCTCCTGTTGGTGTTAAATTAAAGTCAAGGTAAATGAATTCAGCAGTCTTGGTAGGCTGCAAGTAAATCTGACCTACTAACTGGTTTCTGTCGATTACATCAGCAGTGTTGTTAGAGTCATCCATGATTACTTTGAAAGCAAAAAGACCTTGACGCTGTTGTACTGAAGTCAAATAAGGATTAACTTGAGACAAGAAGCTATTTCTGGTTGCGATGGTGTTCTGTTCGAATACTAAGTTGTCAGCAATCTGAGAAATGTAATCTTTAACTGTGATCAACAATCTTCTAACGTTTACCCGATCCAAAGCAGAAGCTTTCTTCTGTAATGTCTTCTGACCGAATACTACAACACCTTGGTTAGGGAAAGTAGCAATTGGGTTAACATTACCTTGGTATAAAGTATCTCTGTCACCTTGAGTTAATTTTCTTTCAGCTCTTACCACTGTAGATAATCCACCTCTGTTAAATCCAGCAGGTGCAAACCAAGCCTCAGTTGAGTTATCGTTAAATGCATAAACTGCAGGAATCAAAGTAGAAGCTGGTACCCATACTGCATTACCTGTAGTAGGATCTGCTGCTTGTACCCAAGGCCAGTAAGTTGCACCGTAAGATGTATCCATTCCTAATGCTTGACCTGTTACTGTATTTAAAGCAGTTCCGTAAGGAACCATATCAACTACTGCGATATTGTCACCCCTGTCTTGTGCATTAGTTACTACTGAAGAGATTTGAGTTGCAGCACTTACTCTGTTCAAACCTGGCATTGAAATTACGTTGTAGCTATATTCGTCAGGATTGGCAAGTAAGTTCAACATAGTAACGTAATCGCTACCTGTAACACCTTGTGAATCTGCGTTAGCAGTTAAACCAGCGTTTTCGTAGAACTTAGCCTCTCTTTCAGTGAAAGGAGTTCCTGTAGCTGCACCAAAAGTACCTGAACAAGCAGTTGGAATAGATCCGGTGTATTGAGCCTTAGCAGTTCCGTTGTTATCGAAGTAGTTTGGAGTTTGGAAGTTAACAGCCTTCACTCTTACGTAAGCAGAAGCATTAGCATAAGAACCAGAAGTTTGAATGTAATAAGTTGAACCGTCTGTTGCAATGTTTTGAGCTTGATCTCCAATTACTCTTGAAATGTAATTAGAAGCTTTAGGATCTAATGATAAGTTAGTCCATGTTTCTAAAACAACTTTAGAAGTACCAGTATCATCACCTTTTCTGATTAATAATCCGAAAGTTCCTGATGCTGAGTTAGAAGCAACAATTTCCCATCTGATGTTGTCAGCAGATCCTGAAGTTAAAGTATTGTTAGTACCTTCAGTTGAAGTGCTGTTCATAATGGTTCCTTTAGATAAGGTTTCTAATACAAAAGGAGCTACACCAGAAGAAGGTCCGCCTGACCCTGTGGTCATCATAGACGAAGTTGCTCCTGTGTAAGTACCGTTTGTAACTCTACCTACCAACAAAGAATCACCGCCGTTTTGGAAGTAGTTGTATGCCGCTATTGAGGTAAAATAGGTATAAAAATCTGAACCTGATTGAACCAGAGTTCCAAAGATGTTTTGGTATTGTGAGTAAGTAGTAACAACAGTCGGTACTGTAGGGCCTTTAACTGTAGGTCCTAAGATGGCTGCTCCGGCCTGAATAGGCTGGGCGGTCAAGAACGACTGATCGTTTTCTCTTGCTAAAACACCAGGTGATAATAAAGTTTCTGCCATTTTATTTTAGTTTGTTAGATAGTTCTAATATAAATAGTAATTAGACCTTCAAAAAGTTATTGAATGTCGTTGATATCACTCACCACTTCGGTAGTGAAATTCACTCTGCCTTTGGAGAAAAACTTCTTAGTTGACACTAATTCTTTGTTAATTACGGCAGGTATTATATAGCCGTACATCTTAATGTTAAAAGTTGTCTTAATCAAACGTT